GTCGTGGTACGTGTCCAACATGGTGTCTAAATCTTCATAAGTTAAATCTGTATTGAGTATGAAATCTTCCCATAAATTATGACCGATTAAAAACAATGTCAAGTAATTGAAATATTTTTTGGGAAAAAAAAGTATCGTGTCATTTACTCTCGGGTGCCCCATATCTGTTTCATGAAATGGCTTAAAACAAATAGATGGAAATAATATTTTATTCCACAGAGGATTGAAAATTTTTGAAAAATACTCTTTTAGTTGTAAATCTATTCTCATAAAACAAATGAATTGATACATGGCTATATTTATTCTTTTTATACTCTCGCGAATAAGATCATCTTGCCCGATTAATTGATTATAAAAATCATAACCTATTTTTAGAATATATTCCTAAAAGGTTATTGTCAAATTTTGTACTATAAGAAGAAATATATACATCTATATCAACATTTAAATTTTTTATAAATCTCATTTGTGAAAGAGAAGCATCAATTTGACCAAAATATGATTCGTCATTACCTCTAATCCTGCTATATTGTCCTCCAGACCTGAAAGATTCTCCAAACATAATAAAAAGTCCTTTCATGTTAGTACAATCTTATTTATTTTTAAATTACTAGAATTTTTCAGATGAATATATTTCATTTCTTCCTCAGCCTCTTCGAATGTTTTAAAACTGTATGGTATCGTGTACTGATGACCGTTCATTTCGAACTGAATATAATACATTATTTTTTATGAATATTTTTTTATGGAAGATTTAACACCGTATTCGCATCCACAACCTTGAACATGTATGGGGGTGACATAATGCCTGGCCCTGAAGACTTATAAGAAGGGATCAAAGGAACCCCGGGCATCATCGCGCGCCACAGAAGAGCCAGGAGCAAAATAACACCCAGAGCAATGGCCAACTGTCCCATTTATAATATAAAAATATTTTCTTTCAAGAAATAATTGGAATCATGTGTTTTGCTATGAGTGCTTTCATTGACCAGTTTTCTCTGACTTCTTGTGTCACGCGTTCTGTATAATTCTTGAGTTCTTCGAGATTCTGGTTCCAAATGTTTATTTGATCAATCGCCTCTTGGGCTGTCGTAAAAGTTACAATCCCCTCTATTTCCTGCGCATTCCCCGTTTTTGTTGTCATGACTGGGATGCCGCTCGAAGATGCCTCAAAAATACCGAGAGGACCTCCTTCAAAAACGGAACAGGATATGAGAAGTTCTATATCATCAAACATGTTTTCGTTTGTTCGTCCGTTTATATATACAGGTTCAAATCCCCCATTTTCACATATTTCTTTAAACATGTCAAATCTTTTTATTATTGTGTATGGATGACCTGGGTTTGTTATTCCTGCAATCAATCCTATTCTTTTAATTTTTCGCCCAGCTTCGTATTTAAGACTGAAAAGATCAGTATCTGCCCCAAACGGAGTCCATACTACTTTTTCACATCCACTATTTTTCAAGTTTTCACACACCTGTTGAGATACTCCACAGTACGTGACTCCTTCCTTGATGACTATCCTTTCTACAAAGTGCTCATCATCGAAAGAAGGACAATGAGCTGTAACTATAAGTTTTTCATAAAACTCTTTAGAAAACTCCATACCAAAAATAATTGTAGTGCTTATAATTTTATCATAGTCCCTCCATTTTTCCCCAGGTTCTAGAAGTTCATTCGTTTGGTCCTGATCATGCCAATCGTAAATGTCAACATTCGCATATTTATGAAGAGCCTGCGCAATTCTACCAAATGCCCAAGATGTTTCTATCCAGATCGCAAACTTTTTAGATTTTTCGTCCCACCATCTATTAGTACCATTTAGAACATAACTGCTTACCTGATCAGGTATGTGATTTATTGTAAATAAATTAGTCATGTACCAAGTTTTTGTAACGTGTCTGTATGACCAGTCAAATTCAAACATTCCACTCGGTATAGATTCGTCAAAGTCTTCGTCCAGAACGCAAGTTTTCATACATATAGGATTGAGGGAAAATCCGGGCCATCCGGCACCCTCATCATGTCCTTGAACAATTTCGTATCCCTTTTCTTGTATCCATTTTTTGTATTCAGAATGAATATATTTATAACAATATGTACTTTTACTTATGTTATTTTTTAGTTCACGTGGATAAGAATAATCATTAAGTCTAAGATTATCTATATTATTTTCTGCCATCATTTTCAAAATATCATTCAATTTAAAATAATTCTCACAGAGCCAATCGTCTTCAAACATAATAACATATTCTGTATTCAGGTTGCGCCTGATGACGTTAAGGCTATGCGCATGACTCTTCTGTTCATGTGTAATCAGGTCTATAAAAGGATACCTTTTCTTCATTTCTTTTCTTTCATCCTCTGGAGAAGAGTCGTCTACTATGAGAATGCGGTCAGGTCTTACCCTAAAATCAAGACAATATTCCAAAAGTGCATCCATGGTCCTTATGAAAGACCCTAACCGCTTACAGGTTGTCATTGTGAAGGTCAGGGAAGGCCGGAGAAAGTTTTTCACGTCACCTGTAGGCATTTCGTACACCCTTAAAAGAGCAGGATACCTACATGCCAAAATTGAAAATATAGCCTCTTCTGTTCCGATGGATGTTTCACGGATACACTCTTCAACAATTTCAAAAAACTTTTTATAAATATTTTTAATTCCATCGGCTGTTCCGCCCATAACCGTTGCCCTACACACCCGATCATTCGTGTATCCCAATTTTCTCATAACTTTTAGATCGAGCCCGTGAACCTCATTACCTTGATAAGGAAAGGATGACAGGAAAAAGTCATCACTCGAAGGAAGATTAGAAAGTACACAATCCCCAAAACTAGAGAAAATTCCCGCATCTACCCAGTAATAGTATTGAGAATCTGGGTTTTCCTCAATACTCTTTAAAAGATATTCCAGCTTGGCAAATGTAAATGATATATAATATTTGTTACTTATCACGCTATTTTTCATCCATTCACTCTGGTTGTACCACTCGGGCCGTGATATAATATTTTCAATTTCGTTTATGTATGGCCAAGTACATATTTCTGAAAAAACTTTTAAATTTGGCAAGACTTTTTTCAGACGCTCGATACTTGTTGTGTAGTATGTATCGTCTCTGTCGCCTCGGCCAATATTTACATACGCAGTCGTGTAATGAACATTCATTATTCTTTTTAAACTCTTAAACTTTAACAGAATCATGAGTTATAAGAAGATGTTTAAGATTATTTTCTATACATGTCTTCATCCCCCAGTTATCTCTAACTTCTTTTGTTATCCGTTCCGAGTATTCCCTCAACTCATATATTAGAATTCTAGTGAGAAATCTGGCTCATGGCATCTTTTTTTGGGGGACACTGTGTAGGAAATTCTTTGAGTTGAAGAAGAGGGATTGACTGGACATCCCCGTACCATCCATCTTTTGTGCTCTGAAAGTATTCTTCGTACATTAGGGATATGCGGTCTGTGGTGAAATTTTGGGCCCAATTAAGACATGACATTGGATTTATCCTATGTATGTTTTGGGCGGACCAGACCATTTGCCCAAACGTTCGGCACCTGTAGCCAGTAATTCCGTGAAGGTTATTCTCTACAAAAGACCCAATGTCGCTACTTATAACTGGAGTTCCGCAAAAGAAGCTCTCGATCATTGCCCCCCCAAAGGGCTCGATATATGTAGAAAGAATAAATAGACCCTTGGCATTTTTCATAAGTTCTTTTCTCTTTTCGGGAAATGCATACCCTACGTACTCAACATGATCGGGCCAAGACTCGAGATCTAGGTCCTTGTAAGTTCCTTGACCAGCAATCAAAAGCTTCGCACCAATTTTAGCCGTCACTTGGATAGCGAGATCTACACCCTTACAGTAGCTTATTCGGCCCAAACAAAGAAAATATTCTTTTTTTGTTTCCTTGAATTCAAAATCTTTTGGATCAAAATAATTTGGTATGACAGTCGAGTATGCAGGGATACCTCCTGCTTGCCGACAGCATCCCATCCCAAGAGCAAGGTGTAACATGGTGTAAGACTCAAAAATTCTGTACTTGGCAAATGTCTCACAATATCCTATTCCTGGCTCGACTATGATCGTTTGGCCATCGTCTTCAAACGCGTCACAGACTGGCTTGTTTCCCCATCCCCAGAAGGCTAAAATAAAGTCCCCAAACTGTCGTCTCTTTTTAATTTCCTCAATAGCATTCCTATTGTATTCTTGATAAACCTCGTCATTCTGGTCAAATCTGAAACACTGGGTCTTGTGGTATTCAGTTCCATATATTTTTTCGTATGTTTCTCTCGTGACTACAGATACGTGTTCGGTACACACAAGCTTAGAATCCACGTGACCATAATGATAGACCTCATGACCACGGGCAAGCATCATCTCACAAAATTTGTAAACTTTTTGAGTATATGCACATGCGACAAATACATCTTTATTCGTAATCGTATGAGGTATGGCCAATACATGAAATCTCATTATTATAAAAACTTGTCATATTTTTAAGCTTTATGAAAATATCTTCTTTGCAATGGCGTTCTTTGCACGGAGACCCTTGATGTTCACACCCCGGCGCGTCGCGAGGTTCTTTAAATACGAAAGAGAAATTGTTGGTCCGTTTGCATAGACGAACCTTCCCGTCTGAGGATTCCTGACCTTGATACGACCTGAAGGACTCTTCTCAAAGTTTAGAGCCTTGGGCTTTGGAGGAGAGACTGACTTGGCTTTAGGTTTTCGTACGCTCTTTACCGGCGAAAGGGGCGCGTTCCCGTTATTGAGACGTCTCTCCACGAGACGTATAGCCTTGTTACGAGCCGAGGTCCAGGCATCTTCATAATTCTTCCCAGACTTGCGTCCATTCAAGTCCCAGTAGTATTCGATAATCTTGTTGAACCGACTGTTTTTCAAAAGTGAAGGAGGGATCTTCTTCTTGGTAGGAACTCGCGCCTTGAGTCTGCGTCGCGCAGAGAGGAGTTGTGCAGACGTTATGCGAGGGCGAGGCGGGGTGTCCTTACGAGTTCGTAGACGGGCCTTTGCGGCGCGCAAGTTGGCGGACCTGATACGGCCCACCTTTCGAAGACGGGCCTTGGCCGCAACGAGGTCAGGAGAACTAAATTTTCTTTTTGTAATATATTTATTTTTCAAAAGTTCTTCAAGGGTCGGGAGACCAGGACATGGATCGTCATACTTTAGTCTCCATTCTTTCACATGAGTATCCAAGGATCCCCTGTATCCAGGAGGTACGGCTTCGTCAAGGAACGCCTTGGTCTTGAGAAGGTACGGTTTTCGTGAGGCCCATGCTCTCAGGTTGTTTAGAAAACAGTGCTGGTCGTACCTAGGATCAGTTTTAGGACCTATTCCCCAGGCCCCTGCGATACCAGACTTGTTGGCAGTGTTCACGGCGGGGTTGGTACCGGACTTTTTGAGTCTGGCCCAGCCAAAATCACCCACGAGAAATCCCCGACCCGAGACAAACACATTCTCCATGTGAAGATCGTTGTGCCTGAATTCAGGAAATTTATTTTTAATTTTTTTCAAAGTATTCAGGACCTGCTTGATAACATTGTAAACAACCTGGTCAGTTATCATCTTGGTCTCGAGCCACTTGGTCAGGGATCCGCCCGAACAATATTCCATAAAAAGTATAGACTGTTTTGATTTGTCGTATTTCGTGGCATTTTGAACGTTCGCCATGTTCATGGCGCTAGGAGGTATAAAATCCGTACACCGTTCGTGTTTGTAGACTTGGACAATCCCAGAGGGCACGGCGTCGTAAATTTCTTTTTGAATTTCATATTCTACGATGGCCGGTTGGCGCTCACCTCGACGAGAGGCTCCAAGATCTCTGGGGCAGACCTTGGCAACGAAGCTCGACCCTTTGTAGACTATCCCCTGACGGCCTTTGCCTATGACCTTTAGTTTTCGGCCGACAGAACAATTCATTTCCTCGGGGCTCGGGTACGTTGGCGATCCGTGAGCTTTTAGGATGTGATTAAAATTGCTTGATGGAACATAAGGACGTTTTTCAGGACTCTTCGGGCGTCTGGGGGCCAAGGATGTCATGTAATTAAAAGTTTTTTTGCGAGGAGCCTTGGGCTTAAAGCGCGCCCCGGCCATCTTGTTCGGATGATTCATGAGCCAGGCCGCAGCTGCTCTTTTGTTTGAAATATTTTTAGGAATATTTATTTCAGACTTTCCAGCATTGCTCAATTGGATGACATAGTGACGCGTAGGTTCTTTGATCAACTGAAAGGGACCGCGGGGATTCCATGCCATTACTTATCATAGAGTGACAATATTTCTCGGATGGCTGGATGTCTCTGGACATCCTCTTCCGAAAACTCCACGTGATGAATATAGTCGGAAATAGGATACAGGCGCCGAATAAGATCGGCCAGCCCATTGTCGTCAAAGCCGCGGTCGTGCTGCTGAACGTCTCCGGTTATGACCATCTTAGAGCCTTCTCCAAGACGGGTCAAGAGCATCTTCATCTGTGAAGGTGTCGAGTTCTGCATCTCGTCCCCTATGATCCAGGAGTGCTCAAATGTGCGGCCTCTCATATAAGCCAAAGGACAGATTTCAACATATTCTTTGACATCCTTGGGGGACATGTACTTGTGGAGACAATCAAACATAGGGCGGGTCCAGGGCTCCATCTTCTTGACAATATTTCCAGGAAGAAATCCGTGCTGATCGTCTACGCTTACGGCAGGCCGAGTCAGGATCAGTTTAGAAACTTGGCCTTTCGTCAGGGCTTTTGCGCCAGCATGACAGGCCAAAAGCGTCTTGCCTGTTCCGCTCGGACCAGAACCAACCACGATAGGCACTGAAGACTGAAGGAGCTGAAAGTAGCGCTGCTGGATGACACCTCTGGGACTGACCATTTGTATTGTAAGGAGCCAGTATCTCTAACTTAAAAACAAACCTTTGTTAATAGTAAATGGACCGTGAGAATTTTTATGTTATTTCAGTGATGACCAACCCCGAGCGCTTCAAGCAGCGTCCCAAGCTTTTCAAGGAATTTATGGCTCGCATGAAGAACTATGGTGTCAACCATGTGGTAGTGGAGTGTGTCCAGGGGTGCCGTCCTTTCGAGGTTACTGACCCAGACAACCCTCTTCACATCCGCCTCAGCACCAACTCGGTTCTTTGGATGAAGGAAAATTTGGTCAACGTGGCTCTGGCCCGTCTACCCTCTAATTGGAAGTACGCGGCATGGATCGACGGTGACGTGGATTTCGTCAACCCGGACTGGGTCGAGGACACTCTTCACGAGCTTCAGCACGCCCCTGTCGTCCAGCTCTTCGAGCACGCAATCGATCTCGGCCCGGACCACGAATTTCTTCAGAAGTGGGAGTCTTTCGGATCGTGCTACACCAAGGGAAAACCGTTCAGGGGGTCTAAGAAGGAGTGGAAAGAGACTTCGTCCCAAGAGTCCTACTATTTCGGTCAGTACACAGGTGAGGGGAACGCAGAGTACTGGCACAGTGGCTACGCGTGGGCGGCAACCCGCGAGGCCCTGAATGGGTTCGGCGGCCTCTTGGATTTCGGCATCGCAGGAGCCGGTGACCATCACATGGCCTGTGCCATCATAGGAAAGGCCGACCTGTCCGTTCCAAAGGAAATGAATCCAAATTATATTAAACTTCTCAAGGAATGGGAGACTCGGGCTCTACGCACGGCCCATAAGCATCTAGGATTTGTCAAGGGGACGATCGTACACTATTGGCACGGAAAGAAGCGCGACCGTCAGTACCGAGGACGTTGGGAAATTCTCAAGTCGAATAAATTTGATCCGACTCGGGACCTTCACAAGGACACACAGGGTCTGTGGGTCCTACACCCATCCAATAACCGTCTTCGTGATGACCTCCGTAAATATTTTCAGTCAAGGAATGAGGATTCGATTGATCTCTAGTCAAAAGTTGAAGAGGATATTTTCTCCAAGACACCAAGGGCCTCTCTAGCCCATTGATAATTCTCTGAAAAAATTGCCAAACAATAAAAATCTAAATTTTTTTCAATTTCTTCAAATTCACTATGAGAATAGTCCTCTCTCACAGTGAGTCTGAGTATGGTACTGGCTGTGTTTTCTGCCAAAAAAATATAAGAATTATTTTTATTTATTTCAATTTCTTTTAAAATATTTAAAAGAGTTTTTGTTCTTAGTGAAAGGGCAATCCTAGACTGCGCGGTAGATGGGACGTCCATCTTCCTTGTTTCCTACGTGAATAATACGCCCAGTCTCTATGTCTTTCCTGAAGGAGAGTTCCCAGGCGCTATAGGTCTCAGGCCCCTTTACTCGAGCGAGACACTTTGGACACTTACAGGGTTCCATCAGTACTTTTCCAAGTCCAGAATGTTAAACTGAAGCATCAGGTCGTTGTACACATGACGTATTTTCCTGTGCTTGATCACCTCCATGGCCCCGTTATGGTAGTAGAGCGTCAGGTCCTGGTGCTCTACTGAGTACTCAAACCACCTAACCTGGCTCGGGTCGACAATATAAATAGTTTCTCCATCCTTGATTGCAAAGGGCGTCATCTTCTATGATCTTAGGAACTGTACTCTCTATTACAAAACAAAACTCACAAGTCCATGATTTCTTGAGCTTCACGTCGGAGCCTCTTTTCACACGCGGGGTAGTTGGGGTCGCTGATCGCCCTTCTCCAGGTTCTCTGGATAACATGAACTTTATGGTTTTCTTGAAGCATTTCGCGCTCGAGACTGTCATAGACCTTGTCGTAGTACAATTGCTTGAGGTTTCCCAGGACCCGGTCCGCGTGCATGTCGAGATTTTGGGGGTATGGGACGTTCATGGCGATCCACAGAATGTCTGAAAATTTGTCGTGCCAGTCCTCCAGAATCTTGGTGACCGACTTTGAGTGCTTGTACCTTTCGAACATTGGATCAAAGGCCCAGTCGACTACATCCTGGAGACCCTTGACAGATTCTACGTCTGGTGCATCGATTTCCTCCCAGAACGCTCGGTTCATGTGAAAAACAATCTGATGGTCGAGGTAGTCATAGAGGACCGAGTCAAAGTCGTCGAGCTGTTCTTGGACGTTCATTTTTGTCTATCCGGAGTATCGGGCCCCTAGGACCTTAGGACACAGAACCTTTTTAAAACTCCATTCCTGTCTCCTCGATGATCATGCGGTCACAGGCCTTTCTTTTCTCGCTGTATTTTTTGACCAGACCTCTGGCCATTTCTGTCAGTTCGTCCGCCAAGCACTCGTATTTTTCAGGGAGGTCGGCGACGTCCAGAACCCAGTTCATGGCCATGTGCTCCTTGTGTTCGGCCCGGTCTCTCTCAACCTCGAGTTTCTCCAAGATGTGATTTCGCATTTCATTAATAGTGGCTTCGTCCAGATATCTGTAGTAATCGATCGCGTGACTCAGGAGCGGCTCAGGGTTATAGATTCCTCTCCGGAGGTCCTGAAAATCCGAGTCATCCAATTCGCTCTTTATGAAATTCGTCACGGCGGCATAGATGTGGGGAGTGATTACGTCCCCGTACCACTTTTCTAACATCGTATAGGTCCAGGTGAAGATTGGAGTTCCGGTCGAGTCGAGAGCGCGCATGAGCCAGGCAGAGTCGTCCCATACGATAGAGACGGCCATTTTGTTTTTTGGACAAGGGACAAGGGACGCGTTGAGTCAAGGACACAGAACCTCAATTACACAGAGTGTTTTTTGCAAAAGTCTCCACAGGTTGATTTGAATCCGCATTGGCGACCCTCGAGGGTCAGAGCCTTACAGCGGCGGGCCTGGTCTAGTACTGTTTTCTTGGGAGCTGCAGCCACCTCGGTCATCTTCGGCTTCTCGGTCGTGATCAGCACTTTTGGTCTTGAGGCCATGAGAGCCAATGATTTTTCTCTGGCTCTCAGAGCCGTGTCGGCCATTTTTTCAGGATCCGGGTGTCCCCCGTCTAGAGCACTTTTGTAGACCCTTTGCCAGAGTTCGTTTCCCCGGCCGGCCGGTGGAGCCATAGGAGGCTTTGGGGCGGAAGGAACCGGGGCTGGGCGGATTCTGGAGGCCATTTTTTTAACCGTGATGAAACATCTCGGCGGGTCGGACCCTATACACAGAACCTAATTTCTATGTCTCTAGTAATATGAACCCTCGCAAGTTCGGACCGTACTTTTGGGGGACCCTTCACACAGCCTGTCTGGAACCCGTCGACCTAGGAGTTCTCAGAAACTTTATTTATCTTTTTCCTTATGTTTTGCCATGTGGAAAGTGTAGACAATCTTTTGTAGAAATTCTTCAAGAGAATCCGTTTCGCCCTGAAGATCCTTTTGCGTGGTCGGTCGAGGTCCACAATCTCGTGAATTTCAAGTTGGGGAAGCCCCGCGTGGGTCTGCAGGAGGCCTACAGGGTCTGGTCTACGAACCCCCCAGAGACTTTTACTGATTTTTTTTAGGGCGAAAGAGTAGGATGAATAGAAGAACCGTGGCCAAGCAAAAGGAAGCTGAAAACCTGGCTGCGGCGAGAAACATGGCGCAGTATGTTCCAGCACCAAGTCGCAAGAGCCTCCTAGTGAAAATTGGCAATAAATATCTAAAACCTGGAAATTTTGAATCCTCCGCGCAATACGCATCATTTCCTAAAAGAATTTGGGAAATTTTAAAAAATGAAGGAAAGAGACAGCTCGTGAAGGCGCCTCGAGCGCACCATCCAAAGGGTGCGGGACCTGCGCCTGCTCTTTCTAGATATCTGTTTGAAAACAATGGGTGGAGAAACACAAAACCCAACCAGCCAAACCGAAACAACGCCAGGGCCGAAAATTATGGAAATCTCTCCAATAATAACGCCAATGAAAACTCGGCCCGACACTCGATTTACAATCCCGCGACAAGAGATCAAATGAAACAAATTATTTCAAAGGTAATTCCTCTGGCTGCCTTGGGGCCTAGTGTAGAGATGGGAAACGCCAAGGCGGTGAGTTTTATACGTGGACTTACACAGACATTGAAGGGTATTACTCAAGCATCTACCATGGCGTCTTATTCAGGAACGGTTCTTGAAACGGCAGCTTTCGACATGGGAGCAGTTGCGGCGGGGATGAAGGTTATGTACTTTACGACAGATCTGAAAGGGAGCCTCTCAAACCTCCCTCGGACGGGCCCGCCTGTAGTTATTCTCAAGTCGCGTTTTACTTTTGCTCGTTCAGTAAAGTCTAATACAGAATTGATTACTGAAAGGGGAAAGCACATATGGCTCCCTATTATACGGGCCGGTTCTGATAATCCTTATACGGACGGAGAAGGAGGTCACGAACTTCAAGAACTCCCAGTTCCGTTTGGGTCTGGAATGCCGGCCAATGTAAATTCTTGGCTACCCGGTCCGCGAGGAGGACCTGTGGCTCGGCACGGGGGAAAGATTTATTACGCAACTCCTTTTAATAAACTCCGGGTAAAGAAGGGTGTAAAACTGTACAAGGGATACACGGCAGTGGAGCCGGACATCCTCATTTGGATACCCTCTGAAAATAAAATAAAAATAGTTGAACTAAAGATTGGCCCTGGAAAGGCTGAGCCAAAACCCGGAGAGGCGTTCCAGCTCCTCAAGGCATATAGGTCGATAGAAATGTCTATGGAACGCGTGAATCGCAGACCAACTATAGAAATGTACTTTGTTCCCTGGTTTTATTCAAAAATAAGGGCGGGCAAAGCGCCCAATTTCACGCCACTCAATAGGGGCAATACTCGAACGGGCCACGAAATAACAAAAGATATACACCGATATTTTCCAGGGGGTATTCGTGTGCTCGATACAAGGGAAAAAGTCGGTAATTCTCTAGGAATCGATGTAGAAGTAGCGAATATAGTTTTGGATGCAGTGCGGGCCTTGGATTTTGACGAAGCTTATATTATTCTGAAGCACATAAAAACACATAAATTATTTTTTACCGGTTATTCTGAAAATTCAATAAACAAAGTTCTCAAAGCGGCTGGAAACGCCAACCCAGCTCACATGCGAGAGCAGGCTGCAGTATTCCGTGTTCAACCAGGTGGCCAGGCGTATTCTGCGAGACTTGCGAAATTCAAAACGTCACGGCCTCATACGCGCAGGCCCCCTCCCCGGTGGGATACCAAGGCACGCAAGGTGATAGATCAGCTCATTCAATACGGAGAACTCGAAGCAAGAAACAAAGCAAACGGAAGATATTACGTCCCAGGAACTCTCAAGGGCTCACGTCTTCCAGGAAGAGTCCCAAATATAGCTTCAGTGAGCTCAAGCGCATCAAATGTACATCGTAGGTCGCCCTCGAGCCGACCAGGAGCGATCGACGAACTCTGGAAGCGCTTTCATGAATTCAACAAAATTATAAAAAATAATTCGAGGACAAATATTCCACCACAACTCAAGAGATGGTGGCTACAGTACAACTATAGAAAGGTGAATAATAGCTCGGAAAAGTCTAAACTGGCCGGAATTTACTCGACATGGGCAGGATCAAAATCTCCAAAGACCTGGCTGACTATACTAAAGACTGGCGGTCTCAACAGTCCTCAGGCTCAAGCAGCTTTCAAGCGTGTATATGGAAACGCGAGAGGGGCCAGTATATATGCAAACGCCAAGAGGGCATCACCTGCTCGCAGGCCCTCTTCAGCAAGCAGCATGGACAACAATGGAGGCGCGGCAAATCTTTTTGGTCGTAATTAGTAATGGTGAATGTATTTAATCTTTTGAAAAATAAGTCACCTGGGGCAAAAGCGCGCATTATCGAACAGATGGCTGGCGCCGGGGCTCGCCGCAAGAAGGCAAACCGCTCGAATCGCAAAGCGCACCAGAACAGGACACGCGCGGCGGGCCTTGGCCCAGTGCCATTTGTGTACATATCCAAGAATTACACAAATCCAGTGACCCTTGCACGCCCTCCACTAGGAGTTATTGTGTATAAACTCAAGAACAGAACAACTGGCCATGTGAATTATTACAATGCGGCAACTATTCACAAACTTTCAGGGAAAAATAATTATGGTATTCTTGTCGCGAATGCCAAGGCTCCACTGTTCCGGAACCCATGGACCCGGGGGCCGGTCCATCCACGCAACCTTCAGAGGGTCCGGCTTCGGGAAGCAGAGGCGAAGATCGCAAAGCACATCTCTAAAAAGAAGAAGGCGCGGAAATAGGACTAAAGAAATAAAGACTCAAAGGAGTAGATGGACCCATATGCAGCCTTGGGCATTGATAAGAATGCTACACAAGAAGAAATTAAAAAAACTTATAGGAAGTTGGCTATTAAAACACACCCCGACAAAGGCGGCGATCCAGAGCAATTCAAGAAGATCCAGGGAGCTTACGACATTCTGTCTGACCCCCAAAAACGCCAGAACTTTGATCAGTTTGGAAACCCTGAAGGTCCTCAACAGCAAGGATTCCCTGGAGGGTTCCCGGGCGACATATTTTCACAAATGTTTGGAGGCGGGAACCCGTTCCAGAGACCTCCGCAGAACCAAGGACCCAAGAGACGTAACGATGCTCAGCACGAATTGTCCATTAGTCTCGAAGATGCTTACAAAGGAATCCACAGACATCTCCGCGTGGGTCTTCACAAGCCCTGTATGAAGTGTCGCCAGAGTTGTCAGCAGTGTAACGGGAGGGGTGTCATGCACATTCAGATGGGACCCATGGTCATGCAGCAGACGTGTCCGGCCTGCGGGGGTCAAGGAGCCTCCCGCTCAGGATGCAAGGATTGTGAAAACAAGGGACACAAAGTTGAACAATTGAATCTGGAGGTGGTCATTCCTGCAGGAATCGAGGACGGAGGTCAGGTCATCTGCAGGTCGCTCGGGGAACAGCCTTTGAATCCAAATGAAGAGCCGGGCGATCTCGTGTTCATCATCAGGGTCCAGAGCCACCCAGAGTTTATGCGTCAAGGCGATGACTTGCTCTGGTCGACCAAAATTTCATTCGTAGATTCAGTGAATGGTAAAAAGATTGTAATTCCTCATTTTGCGGGAGATATTGAAATAAATACCGCAGACTGGGGGGTGTTGGATCCTCGCGAGGACTATATTATTCCCGGAAAGGGATTCAGGAACGGGCGTCTACGGGTCCAGTTTAACATTGTGTATCCAAAGGGTCGGTACACTGTTACAAAAGTATCTTGATGGCCAAATTCAGAATATTTACAATAAAAGTATCCTGGGCCGCGTGAAGAACTTCACCTAGGTCCAAGGGTACGTGATGGACCAGTACGTCATTGATAGCACTTGGTACGAGCCCTACGGCCGTCCCCTGTACCACGTGTTTTTCAATTCTTCTAATCGTTTTTTTCGTCGCTGGGTGTCTCTGGACGCGCCGGACGGCAATCTGAGTGTGTACGCAGAGACTTCGACTCATTCTGTTCTCCCTTGATATTTTCTTCTATAAATTGAAGCGCCAGCAGAAATGTGAAAAAAACTGGACAAAATGTTACCCACGTCCAATAGGCCAAAAATAGAGGGAAGAAGACATTCATCTAATTACACTATGTTCCAAAGCTTTATGAGTCCTCTCCTTCCTCGCCCTCCTCCTCTCCCGCATACGTCTCGCGAGCAACCTTCAGGGCGTGCGCCTTGGCCACCTTCTCCGTCACCTTGAACCCATCCTTGTCCTGGAGAGTATCCTCAAGGACCGCCTTGTACACGTCCGACTCAAGGAGCGCCGCCTTGAGAGCCGTGCGGACCGCCTTCATCTTGTCCTTGAGAGCCTCCTCGCGCCAAATGAGCTTCTGGATTGCGTCCATTGTATTCTGTTTTTGTAGAGCTGGTCACCTTTATTGAAGGCTCTTGGGCACGGAACTTCTTTCCTTCAGGGCCGCACTTTGTAGGATCATCTCTCATGACGTCCGAGAACTGATAAATTGTGTATGGTTTGCGAATTCCCGCCTTGGGGCCCTTAAAGCGGGCCCATAGACTACAGTAACCGATCTGACCGTATTTCGTGGGGACAAAGTGGACACACTTGTGACAAGGGGGGTTCATTACACAACAATAGGTTAAGGTCCTTAAGGAATGTACGTATCCGATCCAAAACTCACGTTCCGCGCCGTCTTTCTGGGAGCCCCGGGACACTGAGGCGAAGTCACCTCGGGCTCACCCTCGTCCTCAGTCTCGTAAATTGCGGCTTCACGGGAATCCGAGTCTGAACAGGCCCGGACCACACAGGCCTTGAGTCTGTGACCCGCCTGAGAGACTTTGTAAAACCAGCAGTTATTTTCACTTTCAAAGATTTCCCAACCGATAGGCCGCTCCGGATCCCTGACTGAGATGACTGTTCCGTCGTTTCGGATGATATAGAGTTCGTTTCGCTGAGGCTCGACTTCAAAATCTGGACCGTGACCGTAGGTCGAGAAGGTCCTGCATAGAGAACCGTCTGTAGGGTAAACAGGGTCAATCACGTCGACATAGAACTGGAGGCCCGGACGGATGAGTCTTGACATTTCTTTAGTAATGCTTCTTTTGCTCTAACTGCTTGTTGGGCTGGCGAGACGAAGTTTCTCACCCAAAGGCCGTAGACACGGGACTCTTTTTCTAGGAACTGCTGCGTCCAGCAGTTTTTTATTTTCTGCTTTTATAGTAAATGTCTGGCGGAATAGTTCAGCTAGTCGCCACGGGCGCCCAGGACACTTGGCTGACTGGGAAGCCTGAAATTTCCTTTTTTCGTTCAAATTACAAGAGGTACACTCACTACGCACTGAGTACAGAGCGTCAGATTATTCAGGGGAACCCTACAGCCGGAAGCATCTCCACGATTCGCTTCGAGAAAAAGGGAGATCTGCTGAGCTACGTGTATTTCATCGGCAAGGATACGACCGGGGCCCTGATTCCCGGCATCGACTGGTCCAAGGTTGTTGACAAGATTGAGCTTCTGATCGGCGGCCAGGTTGTGGACACTCAGGACATTACATGGATGACGCAGATCGAGCCAGTCACGGGGGCGCAGAACTACAGCCAGCGGTACCTGAACAACGACCTGACGGGTCTGACGAATGTCATCAACGGCTTTTTGCCTCTCAAGTTTTTCTTCTGCAAGGACTGGTCGGTGAGTTTGCCTCTAGTGGCCCTGCAGTACCACGACGTGGAGCTTCGGATTACATGGAGCCCTAACCTTGGGTACCGTGTAGGATATGAGCTCTACGGTTTCGCGTCGACTTTTACTCCAACACAGACTACGGGTGTTACAGTGTCAACATCACCCACAATTGGTTCCCAAGTGGCGGCGATTGCCCTGGGCGGAGCAACAACAGCATCAGTAGCAAACCCAATAACCACTGGTGTTGTTCAAAACTCCTCTTTCACGGTGACAATTGGTGCTACTGGCGGTGTTGCCGGCACGAAATTTCAGGCGAATCCATTCCAGTATTCGGCCGCAACTGGCGCCATTTTGCCCGGAATGACTTTCACGGTCGCATCACAGACGCTTACTGTTCTGTCCGTCACTCCTTCAGCCCCGGGAGCCACCTCTGGAACTCTCACGGGTTTTTTCGGAACAACAGCGCCAAACGCCACCAACCCCCTGGCGCCAGCGACTGGCCTACAGGTGCAGGCACAGACCACGGGGACGACTACGGCCGATGGTACTTCTTTCTCTCCAGCGACCATCACAGTTGGTGTTCAGTCCTACACTGGAACCCTGACGGTGACAGCAGGAGCGGCTGCCATCGCCGTCAACTCTATAGTGACGACCAACGCCCCCACTGGCACGGGTGCAACCTATTTCTATGTCTCGGCCATTACATACTCAACTGTTACTGCCGCAACGGCAACTATCACGGCCATAGGATCAATAACTGCAGTCGGTTTTGGAAATTTCATCCAGTCTGGTCTCGTCTTCACTCCTTGGTACCCAGTTCTCAATATGGCCATAGGAGCGGCCACAGGTACCGTGGCTCCTAATCAGACTATTGTCGGTCTCAAGACCCTGGCGAACAACGGGGGACTAACTGTAAATACTGTTTATTCATCGAGTTATATTACCGTGAACAACCTAGGCGCGCCGACGGGCGTAAACGCGGCCGGAGACTCGCCAGCTACAGTGAATGGACGCGTGGACAGCGTGGGCCTCCACTACATTCCAGGTAAGTACGTTGTCGCAACTGCCTCGGCTGCTTCGTCGGCCTTGGTCCAGGCAGGCCCCGTCGTGACTCAGGCTGCCACTTATACGGGAACGCAGCTTGCTCTTAGCAACTATGTTCAGAACGGATCTACGATACCTACTTCGGGTGGTCTCCCGAGTGGAGCTTCTCTTCTTTTATATAACGCAGCGGGGACTGTTGCATCAATTTCAAACGCCTATATACAGTCTGGTTTTGTCGCCAATGTTCCAGTTGCTGGAAACTTGAGCATAACCAATATTCCGGCTGGAACAGCCCCAATCGTCTTTGCCCCAGGCACTACGTATTCTTATCCAGCCATGACGGGAGGTACGACTCTCGTCATCACTCTTTCGCAGGCTCCAATATCTGGAACAATAGCAACTGGTTCAGCTTCAAGCTATACAATCCCGTTCTATGCGTTCGCAGGTTTTCCAAACACAACGACTCCTTACATTTCTGCGGTGAGCTCTCAGACGAGCTTTACAGTCACGATTGCCGCCTCCACAATATCCGGAATCCTCGCAACAGCAGGCTACATCAGCTACACGGCCGCCTCGACAACGACAGTCATCACTCAGTACACACAAGTTGTGGTTGTCCCGGCCGTCTCGGCAAGTGCACAGCTGGTCGCCGCCCAACCTGTTGAGGACCGCGGCGGCTCGGCCATCATTTCCCTCGGTGCTCTCATAGGCACTACTCCCATTGCCGTTGGACAAGCGGTTATTGGAACGCAGTACGCTGGACCTGTAACTGTCTCGGCAGTTATTAACCAGAACGTATCCGCACTTGGAACCGGGACAGCCCTCATCGAGGTGAATTTCCCAACACAATCGACTACAGTAAACACACAAACTGGCGCGGGCACCCTCATACAGTTCGTCGACCCCACGCCAGGATCTCTCGGAATCAACCCACTTGTTACTTATAACAACTTAGGGTTCAACGGAACCTACCAGCAGCTTCAATACGAGGCCTGGTGCAGCTACCTGTACCTTGATGCTGCCGAGCGCGAGTACTTTGCCTCGACCCCAATGGATATGATAGTCACTCAGGTCAACCGCGTTCCAATCAACCCCCTGATGACCCACGAGATCAACCTTGCCCACCCCGTCAAGTTCCTGGCCTTCCAGTCCAACAGTTACGCGACAGCTTACGCGACCCAGGGCACGTCTGGCATCTCCGCTGCTTCATATCAGTTCAAAGTTCAGCTCAACGGCGTGGATGTCGGTGACTCCCGCTCGCTCTTCCAGTGGCAGGATGTTCCCCAGTACTACCACACTCCCTTTGGCTACAAGGCGGCCACAGGAACAGCCCCGGTGACTCTCATCAGTTACTGCCTCGACACATCCAAGCTCCAGCCGACAGGGACACTCAACTTTTCCCGTCTCGATTCGTACCGGATCATCACCCCGAGCGGATCCACGCTTGCCCAGATTGCAGGGGGCACCTCAGGCTACATTTACGCTATGAATTACAATATTCTGCGTATTCAAAAGGGCATGGGATCTATGCTCTACAGTAGTTAAATCCGAGGGGGCGACCCGGCCAAAACTTATAAGCAAAGAGTAGGAATGGCTCTCCTCCGGCTTCTCGAGAAACGTGTCCGGGCCCACGTTTACCTGAGCTGTATGAAATGGGAAGAAATAAAAAAGGTCCTTAACAGACATGTCCCGACCCTCAAGTCCATTCAGGTTCTCAAACTAGGGACGACAAAACTCAAAGACAGCGAAGAATATTTTATCCTCTGTGATGAATACAATTGGCACGAGGATAAAATAGTAGAAAAGGCCCGAGAGGATCTAAAAAAAGAATTTACAAAAAAACTTCCTAAACATTTGGATTCTACAATGAAAAGTATATTTGTTAAAAGTATATGTGGATAGAGGCCCTCAACATCCTTCTCCTGATTTACGTCCTCAGGTGGGTCCGAGGTCTGGCCAAGTGCGACTGTGCCAAGGGACTCAGCCGAGACTACATGCAATTCTTTTTCTCAGCCGGACTCGTCTTCCAGTTTGCACATCTCTTGGGTCTTTCTCACCTCTTGAATTGGCCCATGACTGCTCTGGCGGTCGTATACGGTTTCGTCGCCCTTCGATACATAAAAATTGAAAAAAATAAAAATTGTGAATGTTCGGGCCGGGTCCTCACGCCTCAATTCTTCTGGCTCACGACCGCCCAAACTTCTTGGGCTCTTTTACAAATATTTCTCGGCTAATAATAAAAAATGTTTAAAAACTTTTTGGCAGAATTTCTAGGAACCTTCCTGCTCGTCACGGCCATCCTCTTCACCGGGAAGCCCCTGATTATCACGGCCGGGTTTCTCTTGGCCATCTCTATGATCGGGCCTCTGTCAGGAGGTCATATAAATCCGGCCGTCTCCTTCGTCATGGCCATCAAGGGAGACCTTCCCATGAGCAAGCTCCCTGTATACATTCTGGCCCAACTTATGGGAGCGTACACGGCCCTCGTCGTCTTCCGCGGCGTGAAGAGGGCGACTTAATTGACGGTCGAGAGCGGTCGTAAGTTCATCAACAGTCTCCCAGGCCGAACGGCACTCGGGAGTATCCTCAAAATTAAAACAAAGGTTTTGGGCGTGCTTGATAGCATGCTTTACGTCACTTGTTTTGATTCTGTGTCTCCTAGGTAGGCTCATGTGACTCATTTTATTTTTAAAAGTTTATTGTCTTTACTTGCGCATCATGACGAAAACAATGAATAGAATGGTCAAAATAATGAGGGCGAAATTCATTGGAGGACTGTCAAGGACCTTGCGCTCGACCATCGGACTCAGGGTCATGGCATCTGCGAGATTGACGCCCGGGAAACTTTGGGTATTCAGGTACATTGACTGCCCGAATGAAGAAGGCGATAAAGTATTCGCGCCCAGGCCAGTGTTAAAGCTCTCGGTCATATAAGTTCCTGGGACCATGAAGTCCTCGTAGTCCTCGTAGTCCTCGTAGTCCTCGTAGTCCTCGTAGTCCTCGTAGTCCTCGTAGTCCTCTCCATATTTCGAGACGCGGCCCCCTCCAGTTCCACACTTGCGTTTGATACTCGCTTTATGGCACTTGAGTTTTTTATTTTTTTTCCTTTTATTTTTATAAGCAGTAGAGCCACATACATCGGGTGCTTTGTAGCACGGGCCCTTTGAATCACGAAGACCCCCTCCTTTCTTCCTCTTGGCTCCGCCGCCGCGCCGCCGCCGCCGCGCCGTCTTGCCGCCGCCCCCGTCTCCGCCCATACTAGGCATATTTGGAACTCCTGGAGAACTAATCATGGCACCCATAATTAATATACTCGGAGAAAAAAATGGTCCTGTGTCCTGAGAAGGCCTAAAGCCTGGCCAACCTCTAAGAAAAATGGCGCCTCGTGTCACGATCAAAGCGAGCGATGTGGCCTCCTGTATTGGCCTCAACCCATTCAAGCCCGCGTCTGAAGTACGCGACGAGCTCTGGAAAAAATACTGGCCTGAGACGTTCGAAGGCCTGACGAAGCGTGAAGAAGCCCGGGCTTCCCTGGCAAAATCTTCTGAGGCCCAAAAGGTTCTGGCTGAGGCCGTCTCCTTCAGGGCCAAAGACTCGGCAGAGGCGCAGACAAATTACGAAAAGGCCAAAAAGGAGATTGAAAAGGATACGACTCTGGCCATGGAGGACAAAAAGAAGGTCATAGAGCACCTGAGATCCGAGTGCTACACGACACACGGAACTCGGTCCGAAGACAAGACGGCCGACAAGGTCACCGAGGAGACTGGCACGACACTCGTCAGGGACAACGCTTTCTATACTCTGCCTTTGCTGGAGACAGAAGACGGAACAACCTTTTTCGTGACGGGAAAGATTGACAGGATAGAGGTGGGTCCTGATGGAAGTAGAACTCTGGTAGAAATCAAGAACAGAACAAGATGTCTTTTTGGAAAACTCAGAGAGTACGAGAATGTGCAGATACAGGTCTACCTGCAGATGCTCGGTCTAACAAAAGCAAAGTTGATCGAGCAGTACAACAATACGACGGGAACCTTGCTCGTCACGCGCGATGAAGAAATATGGGACAATGAGATTTGGCCAGGGCTTTTAGATTTTGCCACAAAATTGCACGCTCTGGCTACGCTGAATAGTAACTGAACCATCGAATAGTTTGTCGACTGTAATTGTAAAAACTTCGTCAGAATCAATGTCCCTTACGAGAAACTCGCCAGCCCCTAGGTCAAACTCCTCAACCTCACACGTCAGAAAGCGCGTCTTATTCTTCTTCTTCATGGAAATTGTGATTGTCCGCCCAATCAGACTCTCAAACATCTCCTCGTAAATGTCCAGCGACTTGTGCATTTCCTCATTCTCGCGAACTAACTCGACGACTGCAGTAATGGTCTCCATTTCTATTTTCTCAGGGCTCTAGTTTTTTATGTAGCCACACAGTAAGAATGCGACGTAACCTGAAGATCCTTCTGGCTGTCGCCGTTCTCCTTCTCCTGTGGAGATCTACGAGCGGATACACAAACCCTATCTGGCTCCCGGGCAACGAACGCGTGTGTCCAGGCTGCGTCAAGCAGGCTCGTGAACACAAGAACAGAGACCTGACTTTTTCTTTCATCAACCCTTGGCAGACGGTCGATAATAAAGTTGCGTACTATTAATGATGCGCACGGCGGCACTCGCGGCTCTGGCCCTCGTTGTGCTCTTTATTTTCTTGAGAAGTTCGAGCGGGTACAACCAGACGGTTATTTTTGGTTCGCCCTCGTGCGGGTGGTGTAAGAAACAACTGGCCTACATGAACTCCAAAGGTCTACCTTACCATTTTGTAGATTGTAATACACAATTCTGCCCCGACTTTGTCAACGGGTACCCTACAATGATTGTAAATAATAAAATTACATACGGATATAGAGAAATATGAGTGTAAAAAACATCATTCTTCTGTCTTTTGCCGAAGTCTTTGGGGACTTTGGGTACAAGGCGTTCGCCAGAACCGGGACCAAGGCATCCTTTGCTCAAGGATCTCTTGGGTACGTCGCAGTTATTTATTTTTTGATAAAAAGTCTCAAAGAAGGGAACGTTCTTTATGTGAATGGTATGTGGGACGGTATTTCAGCGATTATAGAATCTGTGGCTGCCTATCTCATTCTAGGGGAGAGACTCAACAGACCGAGTGAATATGCGGGACTTGTTTTTATCATAGCAGGAATACTTATGTTACACGCTCCAGCAGGTTCTATACCATACTAAACACAAAACTGATTGTGTACCATTCGTCCGGCCGCGCCCTGCACCTCTTTCCCGCCTGCGCCCCTCTCTCTATTCTTGGGTACTTGGTCGCCATCTCCTTCTTCGGCTCGTCCATCCACGCCGTCTTGTTCAGATGCCGGTCAGAAAAGTACTCGTCCGTCTCCATCAGCCAGTACTCGAGCTCCTCGGCAGAAACCTCAAAGGAAAGCAGGTATCTGGCAGTCTTCTCAATGTCCATCAGATCCTCCATAAGTCCCTCGAGGACCATCTTACGGAGTCTCTTCGACCGGACCCCCTCGCAAAACTCAAAGGCTTCTTCGATCGCCTCCATGCGAGCCTGGTCGATAACCTCTTCGCATCTGGTCGTCCAGGCTTCGGCGTCCCACTGCTCCTTGACTTTTGCAAACCCCTTGAAATACATAGGCCGCCTACACATTGGGCAGCCGGTGCCGGTTCCCTTGAGGTACCACGTCTTGATACACCCGGTACAGAACGAGTGACCGCAGGTCAGCTTGCAGAACGAGCCAGACTCACAGTAGCACACGGAGCACTCCATTGCTACTATTTGCAAATCTTTGTTTTCGTAAAGGTCGAGGAAACTTTGGCCCTTCTCTTGGACACAGAACTTCTTTCTTCCCTTGATATAGAGATTTCGTCTCAGCTTAGAGTAAGATGATGTCCCCGCCTCGCCCTCGCATAAAAACACTCGATCGCCCCCAACCCTCCTTTTATACACTCCACAGCAAGCCAAACACCGCCTTTACAATGAAATTGTCAGAAGAGTCAAGGACATCTGTAGTAGGATTCAAGACATGGGACAGTGCTTATTTTATCGGTCAAATGGTCGAAACAAATTACAATGTCAACCGCGAGTGGCCAAATACTGACGTCACCTCGGGGAAACTGTACTTGCCAAAGGCCAAGACCGACATGGAACTTTCTATTCTTGTTATTCATGAATGGGAATTTGAAGATTTGAAATTGTACTGTACGAGTAATCTACTAGATATGATTTCGGTAGATGAAATCACATCTGGTGATGGAACATTTTCCTTTTCAGGACAACGGTACGAATTTATTGCCCCGGCCGAATTTTATCAAGAGAGATTTAACCAGATTTTAGCATTGGAACTATAGCCTCACCCCCAAGGACAGCCTTGGCGTACTTGGCACACAAGACAAAGTTGATATGGGGCCAGTCGAGAGCCTCGGTTTGTGAAACCTTGATTTTCATGGGGTTTGTATTGATCTCTTTGGCCAGATCGACCATGACGTTCGGGTCCAGCTTGATATCTAGCATCTTCTGGAGCCACGAAACGTGCTTCTGATCATTCGCGTCAAAGGCATCTACAAACTTCTGCGTAATAGTCTTGGACATTTTAATAAAAGTATTTTTTGTTTTTAAGTCGTCTTGAGAGGAGAGGGAACGGCGCCCGACGTGTTTGCCGCCACGGGAAGAGATCCCGGAACTGCTGATATGCCCGCCGGATTCACGACTGGTACGACTGTTGGAGTAGTGCCCATGGGCATGAGAGCCGGGTTGGGGATAGTCCCGGGTGGTAGGGGCTGGACCATCGGCGGAGTATCTACGGCCGGAACTGACTTCCAGATCGCCTTGGCATTTCCGATTGTCTGGGTCCAAAGACCCGCGCTAAAAAACTTGGTCCATTGTCTACTGATAGTCCTCCAAAGTCCTGTGAAGAATAGAAATATAGAAAGTATCAAAAAAATAAATCCCCAATTTGCCATGGTTGACCCGGTAGACTCCCCGAAGCTTATAGTCATAGCCATTACTCTAGGCTCTTAAAAAATTCACGGACGGCCACACCCGCAGTACTTTTCCTCTTTCTTGCTACACGAGCGAAAAAACCAGATGGCCAAAATAAAAAATAGAAAAAGGAGCAGCAACTTCATCTTACTCATAATCCTCATTTTCTTCTGGCTCCTCCTCTTCGTACTCTTCTTCTTCTTCATCGGTCGGTTCATCCTCGTCATCTTCGGTGTCTTCGTCCTCGTCCGAAGAATCTGGGACGTAGTCAGAGTCGGGGTCGCCCTTGACCCACGCACCTTCACTCACTCGTGTGTAACCAAGATCCTCCTCATCGTCTACACCGAGCCACTCGGCCACAGAATCGTCATCGACTTCGTAGGTTTCTGTTTCGTACCTGTGTATGAGGCGACCATGATCATCCTCTTCAGATTCCGAGCTAAGATATCGTATAGTGTATACTGGACCTTCTGCCGAAGAAAAGATTTTCGCCAGAAGAGCCTTGGGTTTCTTCTGGCCGACGTTGGTCCAGACACGCACAAGACTCATTGAGAGTTTCTAATAAATCTTTTTTAAGTCATTTTACGCGGCACACCTTTGTTCTTGCGCGTGGCCCGTACTGGCTTCATGCCGAAAAGAGCCGCCAGACCCATGTTGCCCCCTGGACTCACGAGGTGCTTCCTGGGGCGGCCCCGGCCACGCTTAGCCTTGGGACTAAAGAGACGAGCCAGATTTCCAGCGTGAACTCCCGCACGGACTCCGCGAGCCTTTCCACGGTTGGATCGAGGCTTGCGGGTAGCAAGCTTACGGATCTTTGTGGGTACGCGCGCGCTGGAGTTGTGGGCCACACGGATCGTACCTCCAGGACTCTTAACGTAGTGAGCCTTGGGGTTATAGACCTTTTTGCCACCGTCAGACACTGCTACATATTTCCCATCCGCGGTCATGTGAATAACGCGGCGCTTGGAGTTTAGGAACTTCGTCGGGTGGTGGGGAACTGCTTTACGGCCTGCCATTTGGTACTATTACAAAATATATTTTATAAATAAAGATGTTGTCATAGGTTAGTGGATATGAAAGGAACTATATATATAATAGGCAATCTAGAAACTGGGAAAAAATATATAGGTCAGACGACTCGAGAACTTCATGTTCGATTTCAGGAGCACTGTGGTTCGAGTAATACATCAGTGAGTCCTTTGCTCAAAAATTCTATAAAAAAATATGGAAAAGATTACTTTTATATGGAACCTTTATGGCAGTCTGACAACTATACTCAAAAAGAACTCGATGACAAGGAAAGGGAACTCATCAAAGAGCACAATACAATTTCTCCGAATGGATATAACCTTACAGAAGGGGGGAGTGGGGGGAGACACTCGGCTGAAACAAAACAACTATTGTCGGAAATATCTAAAAATATGTGGGCCGAGAAAAGAGAAGCGATGATCGAAAAGAGACGCCATCAATGGACTAATGAAAGAAGGGCCAATCTATCTGTTACACTGAAACAACGCTATATAGACCATCCAGAGATGCGCATAAAAAAGAAACCTTCAGCAAAACTTCCACTTGTGTCCACAGGCCTTGCAGGTAGCGTAAGTTGTCTGTAGGAAGAGTTAGAAAATAAAGCAACACGAAGACTAGGAAAAAACGCACCATAGGTTCATCGGCCGAACGCGTCTGGAGCTGGTAGTAGGTCGTCTTGAGGCTCTTGCACCGTCCGCACTTGAGAATTCCTTCGTATCCCTCTTCCTCCTTTCGAATCTCCTCCAACCGCATGTCCTTCTCCTTGATAGAAAACTGCATTTGAGAACAGGGGCCGGCCGGCCAAAGGATATCAGCCGGAGTCGTCACGAGCTCCATCGATTTGAGCTCCTTTTCAAATATTCTGTGCTGAAGCTGAGGCTGAAATCCGAGATTCAGACGGACCAGTCCATCTTTTTCAACCTTCAGGGAACACGTGACCCACGACGGATCTCTCTGAAGTTCCTGAAGAATGTGGACAGCCTTGTTCTTGTATCGGGCCCTGAACCACCTGTTTTCAAAGGATGCTGGTTGCTTAAACTTTTTTGTTTCTGAAAGTGCCCAGTCCCATATTGACTTTTCGATATTCCGTGCGTACGGACGGTCTGGGACGAGACGGGCGAAAGAGTTACGAACGTACGCACGGAGAGCTTCGGCCATTTTTTGAGCGTGAAACACACGTACTTTCTTCACTAGGACACAGGACCCTTTTTCTTCAACTTGAGAGCAGCCTCTAGTTTCGACTCGGCTCTCTTGAGAGGTTTTGTTCTAGACAGAACAAGTCCCGAAGATTCCGACGATCCGGTCGTTCCCTTGTCTCTCGTCTCTATTGCGTGAATTATGTGTATGTCACCGGGCTCGTGGACCCACGGGGCCTTGTTAGAACTTTTTCTAAATTCTTCTATTGTCAAGGGTCCTCCAAATATTTTTAAAGTTTCTCTTTTCGGAGCAGGGAAACAAGGAACAGACTTTCCAAAGACGTGCTTCCGGTAAAGTGCCAAATTCATGAGATTTTCTCCAAACTTTGGACCGGACTGGTCTATGAGCCACGCCTTGGAACACTCGAAAGAACAAAAGTGTCCCTTGGTCGTGAAGGTTTTACGCAAGGCATCATATTTAAAGGGCGCGTGAATATCTCGGCCTTCCCATGGGTGACAGCACCACCAGCAACAGAGACGGGGCGGCTCGGCCATTAAAGAATATCTTATTTAGTTTAATTATAATGCTTTTAAGTATCGATGTAGGAATAAAAAATTTAGCAATGTGTCTCATCGATCCTAAAACAAAAAAAATTAAAAGTTGGGACGTGGATGGCGTCCCACCGAACCACTCGGATGGTCTGTACCTGAGTCTCATAAAACATCTCGATTCAAAACCATGGATTTGTGAGTCTCGTCAGGTTCTCATCGAAAAACAGCCAGACCGCAACAGGGGCATGAAGTCCGTGGAACACCTTTTACACGCGTACCTCCTGACCAAGGACCCGACCCGCGAAGTCATCGTATGGGACGCGCGTCATAAAATCCCGGACGTGGCCGGACCCGGAAAGGCAAAGTACGCGGCCCGAAAGGCGGCGAGTATCGAGAGGGCCCGAAAGTTTATAAAAGAGACGAATCACGAATGGGTCGAGTTCTTCGAAAGGAACAAGAAAAAAGATGATCTCGCCGATACGGTCATGCAGGCTCTTTCTTTCATAAACAGGGAAGCACCAAAGACATCTTCAAGGGCCCCGAAGAAACAGTCGCCCCGAAAACCCACCGAGAATCAAAAGCGAACAAAGTACTCCAAGGCCAACCTGGCCTATATAGTCAAACACAAGATGATCCAGGATGCACGGTTCCGTAAGGATCTGGCAAGGTACTATAAAAATTTAGATGAACTTGTTGCTGAGTTTGAGTTGAGACTATAAAAATAAAAAACTTTTTAAAATTAATGTTTGCAAAAATTCTTAGACCGATGTATGACCATGAAGGACGAAAATATATAGACTTGGATACCGGTGGGGATACCCGACGCGTGAAGATTCCATGGAGGTACAATCGCGTCATGTCCGTGAAAATCGAGGGACTGAGACCACTCCAGGACATGAAGGAGGGCGAGATGGTCCAGGTTGAAATGATCCAAAAGTTTTGGCAAGGAAAGGGATACTGGATTCTTTCGGCGATAAAGGGCTAAAGTCCTTTGTTACCATGGAGGTGCCGTCTTCCCCAGAATTAAAAAAAGTACTCACCGTTAGGCCAGTAGAGAATGCGCTGGGTATACGCCCACCATCTTTCAAAGTTTGGCAAGACGGCTCACAGAAAGGATCAATACGAGTTCCTAGGTTCTGCCCACACGGAAACGAAGCCTCCGCAGGAACCTCGGGAGAACCGGCTTCTATTACTTTTTCTGGGTCTCTTCGGGAGCATCAGGTCGAGGCGGTCAGAAAAGGAGTAGAGGCCAAGAACGGAGTCCTTTCTCTCGACGTAGGGCTAGGAAAATGTCTTGGAAGGGATACTCCAGTACTCATGCACGACGGAACCATCAAAATGGTTCAAGATATAGTCAAGGGAGAATTACTAATGGGGGATGATTCCAAACCTCGGCGAGTTTTATCAACATGTTCTGGAAGAGAAGAGATGTACAAGGTCGTCCCTGTAAAGGGAGAACCTTACATTGTTAACGAATCTCATATACTTTCTCTCAAGAAGAGTACAAACAAAAGAGACCAAAATGGCCAGGTTGTCGATATATGTGTCAGAGATTATCTCAAGCTGGCTCCAGGCCCTCGAGCCGACCTCAAAGGATGGAGAACTTCCGTGTCTTTTCCTCAAAAGGAAGTTCCACTGGATCCGTATATGTTGGGATATTGGCTAGGTGATGGCGCCTCCCGGGCCGCGGTCATATCAAGCCAAGAATCGCCGGTCCTTCACTATTTCCATAAAAATTTGGGAAAGTATGGCCTCCATCTGAGTTATGTATCTCGGTACGACTATAGAATCGTAGACTCTAAGCGACCCAACTTTTTTTTCAAAACTTTGAGGGACCTGAATCTCATACAGAATAAACACATTCCTGAAATTTACAAGTGCAATTCTCGCGATATTCAACTTCAGGTACTAGCTGGAATTATAGATTCAGATGGTTCACTAATTGACGGTGGTGCCGGTTGGGAAATTACTCAAAAAAATGAAAAATTGTTTGACGATTTGTTGTACTTGTGTAGATCGCTGGGATTTGCTTGTTGTGAAAAGACGTGTACAAATGCTCCGGGAGGTCCTAAAAAAGGCATCTATTTTAGATGCTCGATTTCTGGTGAAGGCGTCGAGCAGGTTCCGTGTAAGGTCAGGCGCAAGAAAGCAGAACCTAGAACTCAGAAAAAGAGTGTCCTACTTACCGGTATAAAAATAGAACAAATTGGAATTGATGATTACTTTGGTTTTGAAATTGATGGAAATAGGCGGTTCCTTCTTGGGGATTTTACTGTGACGCATAATACTGTTTGTGCCTTGGCTCTCGCTGCCCAGTTCAAGCGCAGGACACTCATAGTCGTTCACAAAGGGTTCTTGGCAGATCAGTGGATCGAAAGAATTAAACAATTTTGCCCGGGTTCTACGATCGGACGGATCCAACAAGACGAGTTTAGCACTGGGAACGATTTCGTCATAGCCATGATCCAGACCCTGTGCCAACGTCCGTTTGCTCCCGGGGCTTTCAAGTGTTTCGGGATGCTCATAGTGGACGAGGCTCATCACATAGCTGCGCAGGCGTTCTCACAGGCTATGTTTCTCATGAATCCCAAGTTTACTTTGGGTCTCACGGCGACTCCCGAACGCAAGGACGGTCTGACCCGACTCCTGTACTGGTTCATGGGTCCTGAATTTTTCAGACTTCAGAGGACGAACCAGGAACAGGTGACGGTCCACAAAGTTCCGTTTAATTGTAAAGAATTTTTGGAGGCTCCGCCAGTCACGAGATTTGGAAAAATGGATTTTTCAGGGGTTGTGACAAAGTTGACTCAGATTCCAGAAAGAAATAAACTTTTAAAAGAAATTGTTTTGAAAAGTTTAGGACAACATGTACTTGTGTTGACGGACCGACGCGAACATGCCTTTTGGCTCCATGAAAATTTAGAAAATTCCGCCTTGTATATAGGAGGTCTCGAGCAAAAGGCCCTTGACGAGGCGGCCAAGGCTCGTATAGTCGTGGGGACATTCAGTCTGGCCCAGGAGGGTCTGGATATTCCAACCCTCGATACCGTATTTTTGGTGACTCCGCACTCTGACGTGAAGCAGGCGATAGGACGCATAATGCGAGGTGCTTCACGTCCGGTTATATGGGACGTCGTTGATTCTTGGTCGGTCCTGTACTCCATGTGGAGAAAGAGACTCGCGACCTACAGGGAACTTGGTATAGTTGTGGAGGGTGAAAAGGCTTCCGCAGTCTGTGACGATGTCGTCAAGGTGAGGTGTTTGTGAGCGAGAAGGATCACATAGAATCTATCAGCGCTAGCAAAAAGACTCCTAGGACAAAAAACATTACGAGATAATTACACTCGGTCCTGTCAGGACCTGAAGAGATTGTCACGGGGGAGGGAACTGGCGCCCTGAGGATCAAGGGCTCGTCCCAATCTCCAAGGGGGGCCATACAAAGGGCCATCTCTTACTATCTAAATAGAAATTTCTTTCTTGGTGGATTTGCGTCCCTTTTTGGAGGATGGCTTCACGGAAACCTCACGGACCTCGCCCTCTCCGGCGTCACTTACCACATCGGAGAGTTCGTCAACCTGAGGAGGCGGCGCAGGAGGAGGAGGACCCATCATTCCCATCAACGAGCTAAAGTCGACACCTGGTCCGCGCATTTCACCGCGGAGGCCTGGACGCGGAGGGCCTCCAGTGGGGATGGGCTGCTGGGCCCGCTGAACAGCCTCCATCATGTCACGCTGGAGCTGAGGATTCTGATTCATCACTTGGGAGACGTTCACGGCCTGCTTGAACATGGAGTTTGTCAGGTGGAACATCATTGCTGACCCACCGACCATCATGATGAGTTTAATCTCTGGAGCAACCTCAATCTTGTTCTTGTATTTGTTGTACAAATCCTCAAAGACTCCATCGTAGTCATCGACTTGCTCCATCATATTCTCGGACCATCCGTCGAGCTGAAGGTCGAAAGGGTCAAATTTTTTGTTCAGGAACTCCAAGCCAGTCACGGTTGCAATCAGCATGCGACGCTGAAACTTTATCGAGCGATCGACCTCAATGCTGTACGTCATGCGCTTGTACTCTGTGCGGATCTCCTCGATGCTCGAGTAAGAGTTTAGGCGCCCGTTGCCCTGAATACCCTTCTTGATCAGACGGCTAATTTTGTTCAAAAGGTCAGCCTTCTCGTCCTCGATCGTCTTGTACCCCTCTGAAGGCTGCTCCTGACCGCCGCCTCCGTACTGCTGAGCCTCCTCCTCGTACTCTTCACCTCCGTCAAACTCCTCCGCCGGTGGAGCACTAGGTGCGAACCTCTTGTCAGGATTGATAAAATCATCAAGCCCCGTATCTTCCTGAATTTGCGGAGGTCTGGGCGCCATGCGAGGCACAGTGCGTACTGGCCTGGCCCGGGCCGCCTTTTTCTCGGGACGGGCAAAGGAAATCTCATCCATCAGGGCGGTTTCATCTTCATTAAACTCCATGCCATTTGTTTCTTCCGGATTAATAGATAACATCTTCTAAGACCTTTAGAGAAATGAAAGTGATACCTTTAACGCAGACGAAAAAAAAACTTTGTCAGAAGTAAATGATGCCCATCAAACTAAAGACGGTTGTTCACCTGGTCATCATTGGTCTGCTCCTCATGATTATATCCCGCCTGTGGTCTCGTCCCAGCACATTCATCCTTCGCCCCAGCGAGATGGTGACGACAGGCACAGGTATCCCTCCCTCTGCTCTTTTTAGTATGACACCGGATTTGAACTGTGTCCCAGGCCCGGCAAATCGTGCATCCTACTACACTCGGGGCCTGACTCCCGGGGGCCTGTGTGGAGATGGGAACTGGGTCCATGACCAGCAACGTAAATGGAAGATCGAGAGTGGAATTGGTGGTTCTCTTCTTGAAAATTAGTTAAAAGAATTATTCTCTAAAAAATTAGAAAATGGTCAAGGTTATCTTTTGTATGCCAGGGCGTACCTATTCGCGAGAGTTTCTTTTGGCCTGGTCTGATCTTATCATGCAGGCGACCGCCAAGGGACACCAGTGTATGATCAGCCAGCAGTATTCTTCGGTAGTCCACTTTGCTCGGGCTCGGTGCCTGGGAGGAGATGTCCTCAAGGGACCTGACCAAAAGCCTTTCCAGGGCAAGGTGGACTATGATGCTATGATGTGGGTAGATTCGGACATGGTTTTTAAACCAGATGACTTTTTCAAGATTCTGGACAGCCCACACGATGTAACCGCCGGAATATATATGATGGAGGATCTCCAGCACTTGGCCGTCGTCAAAGACTGGGACACGGAGTATTTTAGCAAGACTGGAACTTTCAAGTTTTTGAGTCCTCCGGACCTTGAGAAGGAGCCACAGTACGTTCCTGTTTCGTACGCAGGAATGGGCTGGATGCTCATTCGCAAGGGGGTAATCGAGGACCTGAAGTATCCGTGGTTCTGGAGCCCTCTTCAGGAGGTCTCTGGGACTGATGGGCCCGTCCTCGTAGACATGTCCTCGGAGGATGTGGCTCTCTGTAAGGCTATGACGGCTGCAGGTCACCAGGTCTATATCGACAAGACTATTCGCGTGGGTCATCAGAAGTCGATGATAATTTAAAATTATTATAAATTAATGACCTCGTGTCTTATTCACGTTGATACCGCTTCAACGTCGAATATTTATCTGACACAATCAAGTGTCAAAAAAATCAACGGAAATCCTTTTCAGACTGCTATAATCCTTGAAAACCAGCATCAGCGGGTCAAGTCGATAGCACTGAAAGATGCCCAGATTCCCATTGGTTTTTGGAACGTAAGAGCCCCGTACAATACGGCGACAATAAACGGAACGACCTACACAGTCCCGCCCGGTAACTATACATCTACAAACTTTGTGGCTGTACTAAACTCGACGATAGGAACCACCCTGGGTTCGTTTGCTATTTCAACTGTATCAAATTTTTTTACATTCACGGCTGCTCCTTTGACGGTCGCGACGTTCACAGTTCCACCCCTTTCTCTATTGGCTTTCATAGGATTCGTAACAGGTCAATCAGGGTCTTTTATAACTGCCCAGTCTTCATACGTGATTAATTTTGACACATACTTGATTATTTGGATCGAGAATTTAGGCCAATATTCAGGAGACTCTGGACAAGTGACATTTAAGATACCTCTCGAAGTTGGATCGGGGTCAATTCTTCAGTATTCTGAATTGACTCACTATAAACAGATTGTACAATTGACCGATACAGGATTTCGTCTTGATCGCCTGAATATAAGTATTCTTGATAGGTTCGGAAATATTTTGAACAATAATGGCCTGGATTGGTCGGCTACATTTGAACTGGAATACTCGCCAGTCACGGAATACAAATCCATCCTGGGCCTTCCTCCCCCGGTCCCCATGGATTCAGGCCCAAATATTGTACTAGTCGGGGCCCTTATGCTGGCAGGTCTTTTACTTATTTTATTTGTAAAGAACAATGAGTAGTACGTACCTTATACATTTAGATACGGGGTCTGCTCAGACCGTGACGAGCCCCCAGTCTTATCCTACGAACGGAGTTCTCAACACGTACTCCGGGCAACCTTCAGTGAACAAAATTAACGGAAATCCTTTCCAGTGCTCTATCATTCTCGGAAATAGGCATCGCCGAATACGGTCAATAAGTCTGAAGAATGCTCAGATCCCCATAGGTTTCTATAACGTCAGGGCTCCTTATAATACAATGACCATAAACGCCACTACCTATACAGTCCCCCCAGGTAACTATACATCTACAAATTTTCTGGCCGTACTCAATACCGCGGTGGGTTCTACAGTAGGGATCTTTGCAATCTCTCAGAGCCAAAGTGTGATGACGTTCACAGCAGCACCATTAAGTACGGCGACATTCACAGTCACTCCACTGTCTCTCTTGTCTTTCCTGGGATTTACGAACGGCCAATCAGGAACTTTTATAAGCGGGACAAATTCATACATTATAAATTTTGATACGTATATAAACATATGGATCGAGAATTTGGGGCAGTCTTCTCTCGAGCCTAGCCAGATTACATTCAAGGTTCCTCTCAATGTAAATTCGGGAGGAATTCTACAATGGACGGAGCTCGGTCAGTTTACGCAGAAGGTTCTCGTGACTGACAGAGGGGTCCGACTTGACCGTCTGAACATAACTGTACTCGACAGGTACGGAAATATAATTAACAATAATGGTCTTGACTGGTCCTTCACACTCGAGATCGAGGCGGATACGTGAGAGGCTCTCAAAAAAAAGAGATACTAAAAGTAAATGAGTCTGAACATAGACGGAACGATTGGGGCCAGGGCCGGGTCCCAACCTTTGACTCAGACTCGTCCATATGATTTTGGCACAGACGCAATTGAACGTCAGCGTGTGTCCCTGGGTCAAGCCATGATGGATGCTGATTTCGAGTACGGACTTCAGGGAACGAAATGGCAGTCATACGTAGATATCCGAAAGTTCCCATCTTTTTTTGAAATTCCTGGAAGTGATTTTGTTGTGAGCAACGTAGTATCTGACGGGGGGAATATAGCCTCAAATATAACAGTCTATTATTCGAATGTATTCTCAACTCCCCCGCCTGTAGGAAGTTTTATTTCCATGTTTGGTCTCACAAATCAGAGATCAGCTTTGGCGGATCGGGCCGAAGGGTACTTTATAGTCTCAGCCATTAACGCAACATCAAATTCCGCAAATTATATAGCCAAGTCGTACGTACCTTCTGGAAATATTCAGTCGGCCATGACTTTTTCACGAAAGGCCAACGTGTACAACTCGGGGACGCTCACAATTCCTTTCAGCAGTATCCTTGCAGACGGATCTGGAAATCTTCAGGTCTTTACGTCCAACGCACACGGACTTTTGCCAGGATTTCCTCTCGTCGCAAACAACTTTTGTAAGGGAGGTACAGGATCCAACGCCTTCTACGGAAACTTTTTTGGAAGTTTTTTTGTAAGTAACGTGACGAGCGCCACCTCTTTTAATATTGTGGCCAACACATACACCTTTGGAAATGTCAACTTTACAGACTCCAACCTGACGTCTTCGAATTGTACCTTGTACATTTCTCAGTTTGCGAGTCAACAACACAGACCGTACGACGGAGGGGTCCTTTTGAGTACCCTGAGTCCTGCTCACGGATCGACGGTCGCCCGCCAATCCAAAAAGGCTTTCAGGTACCAGTCGGGCAAAGGAATTCTCTTTTCTTCTGGAACTCTCTTTGCGCCTAATCTCGACATTGCTTCCGTGAGCCTTTCGGGACCCACGACGACCGTAAGCGGAGTCCCTTCCTTTTCCAGTCCTTTTATTATTCCAGTGAATTCTACAGCAAATTTAGCAGTGGGGCAGACCATAACTGCAGGAGGAATTCAACCCCTGCAAAATTTCGCAAATACATTCACGACGGGAGCAGCCACTATAACTGCAGTGAATCAGGGTTCCATAACAGTAAAGTACACGGGGACCTATCCTACGACCTATGTTCCGAGTTACGGTCTTAACATAACTTCGAACGCCACTACGACGACTCTAGGAAATCCTCTTCTTTCTGGAGCAGTGAATATTAAGACACCTACGAGCGCTCTGGCCAACGGGCTCGCCATAGGTCAAACTATTACGAGTTTTCCTTCGAGTCTCGGAACAGTGACTCTTTCAAATGTTAATACAGCGAATATCCAAGTGACATTTACTGGAACGTGGCCGACCGGAGATGTTCCTATAGGTACTCAAATAACAACTCAGGCCGTAACGACTGCCCTTGAAACGAAACTCACTGCAAATACAGCAATTTTCACAGGAAGTCCGGCGGGACAAATAAATCTTACATCAGTTAATACGCTGATTTCTAACGGGTTTGCGACTGGCCAACTCGTGACTATAGGATCTACGAACCTTCTCGGGACCCCTTTGCTCAACGCAATTACTCAAATAAATTCAACTTTATTTAATCTGGATACGTCTTATGGACTCGCTGACACCTTGCCAGTGGCTATTCCTTCTGGAACTCTCTTGACGAATACTGCAACAAGCACAATCACAAATCAGGTCCAACTTATAACCCCAACACTTACTTTACCGATCAGTAACTTAACTCCATCTGCAAACGGTTTTATAGCCGGCCAGACACTGAGTCTAGGACCGGGCCTGTCAAACCTCGGCACTGTCACGTGTAGTAACGTGGGCTACGGATACATTCAGGCAAATTTCACGGGAACATCAAATCTTATTTCTTCTAATATTCCGGCAGGAACTTGGATAAACTTGGCTTCAAATCCTGTCCTCACGTTTCCGTCTGCTACTTACCCAGGCTCACAGGTCTGGATTACGGGGACGACAATAAATGTAAACTATACGGCCGGCCAGATAAATAACGGTCTTTTTGCACCGGGAATGAACCTTGTTTTCAGTAATCTCACGGGTATCTTAACTCCTGTAAATGCGAATATTCTGGCGATAAACACAATCGCCCAAAATCTAATTTGCTACGCATCAGGTTCTGGAAACCTTTCTTATATCAACCAGGTGATCACGGGTACTCTCCCTCAGGGGAACGTAGCCTCGGGAACATTCACTCCTCCGACGCTCAGTCTGAATGCCACAACAATTAGTAATGTAGTGACGTTAAAGGTTTCCGGGTCAGTTCCGAATGGTATAGGTCCCGGACAGACCCTTCTCGGAGTTTCTTCAGTTTTAGGAAACTGTATAGTTTCATCAAATACGAGCTCTTCAGTAAGCGTGTTTTTTACAAATGCTTACACTCTGGATACGACTCTGACTGCCGGGTCTTTTTCGGTAGTTCCCGTAGTTACAAATACTTGGGCGAGTACTGCACTCACGACGAGTCCTGGAACCATTGCCGTTCAGAGTACACTGGGATTTTACCCAGGAATGAGCCTTACTTTTGGTTCAGCGGGAAGTATCACGAGTGCAGTTGTTTCATCAGTAGGTCCAAATTCAATAACCTTCTCTTTTTCTGGAAACGGAACAATAGCAGCACTTACGTCCGTCACTGGAACATGGACGTCCGGAACAAGCACCGGATCTACATTCGTCCAGGCCTATCCCAACGTTTATATTCCTTTAACAGGGACGACCGGCTTCACGTCAAACATGGCTGCCACAACGCTCGGGTTCGGGAAACTTTCAAATGTTTTCACGGGAACTGGAATTGAGGTGGGTTTCGAACAATCTTTGCAAATTCCAACGACCCTAAGTGCAGGAACATTCGCGGCGACAGCACGGGCTATTACTTCGGGGGCTGCCATATTCAGTGCAAATGCAAATGTGATTGTTAATTCAAATACAGGATTCATGATTGACTCTTCGGCCAAAAATAATGTAATAATATCCGGCCTTTCATCATCTTTCGGTCAGGTTACACTGTCATCTAATGCGACGCCCACAAATCCTACCGTACTCCCTCTCAATTTCAGTCTGGCTGGAAATGCAACCCTCCCTTATACTATCCCGAGCGGTACACTTATAACAGGTGTTGCAAATGCAGTTACCTCTTCAAACGGGATTGAAACCCCCGGAAATACATTTCAACTTCAGGTTTCTAGTACGTCCGGATTTATCCCTGGCCAGACCATAAACACTTTTAGTACTACAAGTACGCTTGCGCCTTTTGGAGCCATGAATCCAGTCACAATCAACGCAGTCTCTGCGACTACCCTCACGTGTAATTTCTCTGGAACATATACAACTATTCCTACAGGAAACACTATTACTTACCAATCGAATGGTCTCGTCATGACATCCAATCTTCAGCCGGCTACGAGCAGTTTTACACTTCCTGTAAATTCTACGTCTGGATTTTCCAACGGCCAGACAATCGCAAGTACTCTCCTGACTAGTCTCGGAACGGCTACAATCACGGGAGTTCCTGACACCGGATCTCTGGTAGTTGGCTACACGGGAACTTGGCCGGCCTCGAACGGAATTCCTTTGGGAACTACGGTTACGGTTTTGCCGACCGGTTCGAATCTTCAGGTTGTGACTGACGTGGCTCACGGGATACCAACAACGGGAGCCACGGTAACGATCAGAAATTTTACGACTACCGCTATCAACGGAACAGGCTACACGATAACGGGGGCAATAGATTCTCACACTGTCAACGTTCAGACCCAGTCTGCTCTTTCTTCGACGCTCGTGAACCTCGGGGATCAGCCTCGTCTGGTCGTCACAAATTGGCACGGGTCCACGGTACGAGCAGGGACGTTCGAGGATCCAAACGGTCTCTTCTGGGAATACGACGGACAGACTTTGAGCGTCGTCCGGCGCCAGTCGACCTTCCAGTGCGCAGGTTACGTTACTGTCTCCCAGAAATCTCAGACTCTCATAGGGACCACGGTCGGATCTGCAGGGACCTTCGGTGGTTTGCCAGGTTCAGGGACGGCGTTCACTACAAGTATAGGTGATACTTCTACACTCTTGACTCTTCCGTCTGGAGCCACGCACACTATACAGCAGTACATGACGACGGTCATTACAGGCCTAGGGCAGGTCTGGGTCATAGGACAAGTCGATGCGTTCCAGATTCAAATAGGGTTCGTGCCGACAACATCTGCCGTATCTGTGACATGGGCAACCCTGACAGCAACTTCTTGGAGTCTACCCACGACTCGTTTCCAAGATCAATTACAGGTGAATGACCGTTTCACGCTCAAGGGAATGACATACCAGGTGACGAGCATACAGGGCCAAGGAGTCCTCACGTTCAATCCTCCTTACCGAGGAGCATCTAATATTCCGGCATCAGCCCCGGTCAAAGCCTGTAAGATTAAAGAACTTCGCGTGCCTCAATCGCAGTTTAATAGGGACACGATAGATGGAAAAGGACCTTCGGGATACAAGGTTGACTTGAGCCGTCAGCAGATGATTGGACTTCAATACACTTGGTACGGAGCCGGGTTTGTTGACTTTATGATTCGTGGCCCAGACGGAAACTGGATTATGTGTCATAGGATCAAGAACAACAACGTGAATGACGAGGCTTACATGCGGTCTGGCAACTTGCCGGTTCGTTACGAACTCAGTGTGGAGAGTCGAGCAGCCGTGACCTCTCTGGCCGCAAACATGACAAATTCACAGACCACGCTGACTGTCAACGATCCTACGACCTTCTTTCCCCCCTCGGGAGGAACGCTCCTCGTGGACAACGAACTTATTTATTATACTGGGACTACTACGTATAGCTTCACGGGGTGTACTCGTGCGGCCCCTCTCTCGTACGTGGTTAACGATACGCGGCGAACATTTACTGGCCAGGCGGCTTCGACCCACTTACAGGGAACCTCGGTCAATCTCATAAGTTGTACGGCTACTCCGACTATGACTCACTGGGGGTCATCCTTCTTGACTGACGGGCAGTTTGACATTGAGCGAGGGTACTATTTCAATTACTCGAATACGAGCGTGACTATTGGATCTTCCCCTGCCGGCGCATCTGCCTTTGCGATTCGTTTGGCTCCAAGTGTAACGAACGGTCTTGTGGGGGACATTGGGCAAAAAGAACTCTTGAACAGGGCTCAACTCCTTTTACAAAAACTCGAGGTGACGTCTCCAAACAACATTGTGACAGTTGGATTTTTGAACCCTTCAAATGTTTACTTTAATACAAATAGTTGGTTAAATATAAATACACCGACAACTGGAGCACAGCCGAGTTTTGCTCAGTATTATCCAGGAAATTTAATATTGTCTACCCCTCAACCTGGAGAACGCATCTTTCAGACGATTGTTCAAGGAAATAATCAAAATAATCTCGATCTTGGAGCACTCAAGGAGATGGCTAACTCGACTATAGGAGGAAATCAGCAATTTCCCGACGGCCCGGATGTTCTTCTGATCTATTGTCAAAATTTGTCCACAGTTCCTGTGACGGCCCAGGTAAATCTTTTCTGGTCCGAGGCACAAGCCTAAAATAAAGTTCTATTAAATTAATAGTATGTGTGACAGCATAGCGAATGGGTGTCCGCCCTACACGGTCGTCATAAACAATCAGGGGTCTAGCATACCCCCGGCTAATGTCACGATAACAAACAATGTCCTATCGACAACTGGTAACGTCATCGCTGGTAATGTAATCAGCGGAGACGGTACATTTACTGGGAATTTATATGTAGCAGGAACTGTTTATGGAAATTTCAAAGTGAGTTCGGCCAACGTGGAGACCCTGAACGTTTCTTCTTTAGAGACTGCTTTACAGATAAACGCGGTGACCTTAAATGTCGCTAATATCTACACTACGAATATTGTGGGTTTCGTTGGGTCCCAGTGGACAGGAACGACGAGCCTGACATTCCCTGGTCCTGTAGGTATAGGATCTACTGCGACGCCTACTGCGAATCTTATGGTTACCGGAAATATTTACGCGAGTAATTCTGTTACGACTCAAGACATTTTTGTATCTAACCTGATTATTCCAGGTTCTAGTGCAGAACCTTCCTATGTTCTTTCGACTACAGGGACTGGTCTAGCATGGGTAATTCCATCGAGTGGGCCAACTGGAGCCACAGGCCCAACAGGTGATACGGGACCCACTGGCGCTACGGGACCAACGGGTGCTACGGGGCCAACAGGCGCTACGGGACCAACGGGTGCTACGGGGCCAACAGGTGCTACGGGCCCAACTGGAGCCACGGGACCCACTGGACCCACTGGAGCCACGGGACCCACTGGAGCCACGGGACCAACAGGAGCCACGGGACCCACTGGAGCCACGGGACCCACTGGAGCCACGGGACCAACTGGAGCCACAGGCCCAACAGGAGCCACGGGACCTACGGGAGCTACTGGACCAACAGGAGCCACGGGACCAACAGGCGCTACGGGACCAACAGGCGCTACGGGACCGACAGGCGCCACGGGACCAACTGGAGCCACGGGACCAACAGGTGCTACGGGACCAACAGGCGCTACGGGCCCAACTGGAGCTACGGGACCAACAGGCGCTACGGGCCCAACTGGAGCCACGGGACCAACAGGTGCTACTGGACCAACGGGCGCTACGGGACCCACTGGAGCCACAGGACCCACTGGAGCCACAGGACCAACGGGCGCTACGGGACCCACTGGAGCCACAGGACCAACGGGCGCCACAGGTCCAACTGGAGCCACAGGACCTACGGGCGCTACGGGACCCACTGGAGCCACAGGACCCACTGGAGCTACGGGACCCACTGGAGCTACGGGACCCACTGGAGCTACGGGACCCACTGGAGCCACAGGCCCAACAGGTGCTACTGGACCAACAGGCGCTACGGGACCAACAGGCGCTACGGGGCCAACTGGTGCTACAGGACCTACGGGTGCAACAGGGCCAACAGGCGCTACGGGACCCACTGGAGCCACAGGACCCACGGGAGCCACAGGCCCAACAGGTGCTACTGGACCAACAGGTGCTACTGGACCAACAGGAGCCACAGGACCCACGGGCGCTACGGGACCAACTGGCGCTACAGGGCCAACAGGTGCTACGGGTCCTCAGGGAGCTACGGGACCCACTGGAGCCACAGGACCAACTGGCGCAACAGGGCCAACGGGCGCTACGGGACCAACAGGTGCCACTGGCCCCACGGGCGCAACAGGACCTACAGGAGCTACGGGACCCACTGGAGCTACGGGACCCACTGGAGCCACAGGACCAACTGGTGCTACGGGTCCTCAGGGAGCTACAGGTCCTGTACCTTCGGGAAATCAAGGTCAGATGATTTTTATTTCGAGCA